GTACTCAATATTTTGTGTCTGTGCAAGATTTAGTCGCGCTAAATATGGCTATTGATGCTCTATACCCCGTCAGCCGGGAACAGGTTGAGAAAGTGTGGAGGGGTGAGTGGAAGAACTATTTGCCGTCGCTAGGTACTGGGAATATACAATATCGTTGCACAACGTGCGGAAGGACACCGGATGATGAAATGCCATTTTGTCCATTTTGCGGTGCCGCAATGACAGACGAGGCCGTGCAGATGGTAATGAAGAGATTGGAGGTGCTGAAAGATGAAAGTTAGACCGATTGACGGAAATAGACTTTTGAAAATGATGTCACATTGGAAACCATATATGGATATGGATAAGGTGCGAAAGGCGGTCGAAAACATGCCCACTCTCACCCAGCCAAATGAGCCGCTAACAATGAAAGAGCTCCGAGAAATGAATGGTCAACCGGTATGGCTGGCTGAGGAAAAAGTTTGGGCACTTTTGCAGGTGTGGGACGATGACAACATCGATGCAGTTTTTTCAATGCCGATAGGGTGCTTTCACGCGGAACCTATAATCGGCACAAAAATTTACCGCCACCCGCTTCCAGAACCGCCTGAGGAGGAATAGTTATGTATGAGGAATTAGTTGAGAGGTTGCGGAAAACGTATACTGTTTGTGGTTGGGACGATCTAAAAAGCGCCGCCGATGCTATTGAAGCATTAGAATCCGAGCTTGACCGCCTAAGGCGTGAAAGAGATCAGGCGGTGGAGGAACTTCATCGAAATACAGACGCTGTCCCCGTAGTTAGGTGTAAGGATTGTAAGCACGAAATATCAACGGCTGATATTAGAGCCAGAACCGGTTCCTATTGGTGTAATTATAAATTACAGCCATGTGATGCAGACGACTTTTGCAGCTACGGTGAAAGGAAGGAATCAAATGAGTAAACGAATTTTAGACATTGCCTGCGGCAGCAAGATGTTTTGGTTTAATAAACACAATCCAGATGTGGAGTTTTGTGATAACCGCACTATCCCTTATCATGAATATTACCCGCACCGCTATATTGAAATTTCTCCGGATACTGTTTGCGATTTCACGGAATTGCCTTTCCCTGACGAATCCTATAAGTTGGTTGTGTTTGATCCTCCTCATCTGACAAATGCTGGCGATACAAGCTGGACGGCACTTAAATACGGCTGTCTAAAGGGAGATTGGAAAACTATGATCCAAAATGGCTTTAAAGAAGCTTTTCGAGTATTGGAGAGAGACGGAGTATTGATCTTTAAGTGGTCGGAGGTTCAAATTCCGCTGCGGGAAATTTTGCCGCTGTCTCCTTATCAACCGCTGTTTGGTCACAGAAGCGGTAAAAACATGAACACTCACTGGCTTTGCTTTATGAAACCTGAAAAGGAGGAATGATCATGGCAGGTTGGCAATTATTACTTTTAGGTTATTTTTTAGGCGCACCGTTAGGCTTCTTGCTTTGTTCCGTTCTGGTGGCAAGCAAAGACCCGCCTAAACCGCACACCACTTGCAAGGACTGCGTACATAGGCATAAGAAAGAGTGCCCTTTCTCCCATATCGAATGTGATGTGACCGGGGATTCTATTTTCTGGCATACTAACAAACAAGATGACTTCTACTGCAAGGAGGCTCAGGACATTGGGCTGGCCACAAAACGGAAATAGAAAAAGCTGTAAAGGCTGTATCTATAACAGACCTCTAACTTTTGAGGGTTCCGGGCAGCAACGCTACTGCCTATATTGCTATGATACCGGTAAGCCTAGAGGCTGCCCGCCGGAGAAGTGTGATAAGCGAACTACAGGCAAACAAAAGAGGATTAAATAATTATGGAAGAATTTATAAACGCTCTTAGCGCTACTGCGGAAGCAACCGCTTTATTTTATTTGCAGTTAGTAAAACACGGTATACCACCAGAACAAGCTGCATCATTAACCGCAATGATAATTTCAAATTTTATAGGAGGTAATAACACTGACAGAGAATAAAAAAACCGAATTAACCAATCAAATCGTTAAACAAAAACGCCATTGGGTTCCTAACCCGCAAAAGAACTTCGGAGAGGAAAACGTCGAACCTGGTGACAACGCTCGCTATTTACGACATGCGCTTGTATCGTGGGACTTACCTCCTATTGATATTTCAGACCCAAAACAAGTGGAGAAGCGAATCCAAGAATATTTTAACTACTGCATTGACAATGATAGAAAGCCCAATATGATTGGCATGGCTAATTGGCTGGGTGTACATAGAGATACTGTCCACCAGTGGAAGACAGGTGCAACACGTAGTAATACACATTACGACTTGATTAAAAAAGCCATCGATATTTTAGAGGAATTATGGGTTGATTATATGCAAAATGGGAAGATCAATCCCGCTTCTGGTATCTTCCTTGGAAAGAATATGTTTGGATACAAAGACCAGCAGGATTTAGTTGTAACGCCCAATAATCCATTAGGAGAAGAACCGGATCCGGATAAGCTGGTAGAACAGTATCAAAAAGCTCTGCCACCAGAAGATTAACGACTATCGACTATCAAGGAGAAAAACGACTATGGTTAACGACTTTCAAACGAGCAAATATCAAACGACTGTGGATCAGAACCCCATTAATAACTATCGACTATGCCCGCTTCATAATATGGGTTGCAATGGATATTCTTGTGCATGGTATGACCACAGAAATGAATGTTGCGCTATTATTACCCTTTCCCGCTTCAAATAAAAAAATTCCCGGCTTTCTCCGTTTTGGAGTTGGCCGGGTTTTTGTTTGTGTGGCGATTTAAGGCGTTTTTTGTATTAAGATATGGAATTATATTAAAATCGCATAAAACCGTCTGCATCGGGCTTGTAGGAAAAAATAGAAGCATGTCTAATTGAATTAATATCTTTGTTTTGCTTTCAGAGGCTATTTAAGGCCGTGAAGCAGTAAAACGATACTTTTCTTTATGGACAATAAAAAACGCCTTATTCGGCCTTGTAGGGCTAAATAAAGCGAAATAAAAAACCGCCTGAGTTTTATCCAAGCGGTTTGTTGTCTAATTATATTATTAATCCTTGCTTTCGGCTATATCTTCCCGAATAAGTGCTTTAATGTAGCCTTGTTTATTTGGTACTTCCTCAAGCTTTTTCAATATATCAGTATCTGTTTTTATATTTAGTTGCAATGCAATTTGTTTTGTATTTGCTTTTTTATACTTGGCTTGAGCTTCGTATCCAGTGCGCTTTTCATAGTCCCGTTGAATTTCTGCTTTGGTTTTTGCCATTGACTTTTCCCCCTTTTTGTAATATACTGTAAACAAGAAAGGCGGCTTGCTACTGGTAATAGCGGTCGTTCCTGTAAGTTTTTAAGACTTGAAGAAATCGCCGCTTTTACGCTAAGTAGGGGCGGTTATTTCTTTGTCGTTATGTTGATAACTCCAAAGACAACAACGGCCACAAAGTTAAGTAATAGAATTACATCGCTTGTGCTCATTGTCTCACCACCTTTTCAGGAAGTGAACAACCTCGCCGCCTCTCTTGATTACATGTTTAGTATATCATATCTATATAGATATGTCAATAGCTTTTCAAAATCTTTTTAAAATTATTTTGCCCCGCCTTATTGGTGGGGCTTTTATTTTTCTTTGTCTTGTAGTATAATAAAGGCGACATGTGGCAGGCCATGCCGCCCTTGTTTCTTTTAGGCTCCCTGTGCTTTGGACGGCTCGAGGGAGCCTATTTTATTTTGTTTTGGCATCTCGTACAATCTGCGCCGCTTCCTGCGGTGTTTTGGCTTGCGCTTCAATTAGTTTGGCTATGGTTTCCAACATTGTGTTTAATTGGTCGTTTGTCATGCCTTCTTGCATTTCCTTTCTACCTCCTGCCGGGTATGTATTTTGTACCGCATTTCTTTGGTACAATTAGATTATACTAAATATAATTATTATTGTCAAGTGTTTTCATAAAAATAATTATGATATTTTTCTCTTAATATTAGATGTAACAATTCTTTTAAGTTTTGTTACATATTTAGTGATACCTATGGGGGATATTATGATTTTATTTAAGCTTCAGTTAACCATACGATCACTCCCAAAAACAAAAAAGATAAAAAAATTTAGTATTCGATATTGACATTATTAAAAATATTTAGTATAATATGATTGTAAAAAGAGGTGATTAATGTGATTATTAATGAAGCGATATCTTTTATCATGAAAGAGAAAGGCGTTACACAAAAAGCAATGGCCGAAAGTATCGGAAAAGAAAAAGCGACGGATGTTTCTGCTAGATTAGCCAGTAAAAATATGACATTTAATAAAGCGATTGAAATGTTATCTGTTATGGGATATGAAGTTGTTGTGCAGCCCAGAAAGGCAGGTGCCAGACCTCAAGGGCAAATTGTCATTGAAAGGAGCAATAAGTAATGACAAAATATGGATATGCGAGGGTTTCCACCACAGGACAGGCAAGTAAAGGAAACAGCCTGGAGGACCAGAAAAATTTATTGATTGACGCTGGTGTTTCAGAAAAAAATATATATTTTGACAGCTTTACTGGAACTAAAATGGACAGACCAAAATTTGATGTGCTAATGGCGGAGCTGAAGCCAGGCGATGAATTTGTAGTCACAAAAATGGATAGATTCGCGAGAAATGCACCTGAAGGAATACAAACCGTCAGAGATCTGGTGGATAAAGGAATCGCGGTTCATATTTTAAATATGGGTAGAGCGGATAACACGCCAACAGGAAAGCTGTTAGTCACTATACTTCTGGCATTTGCCGAATTTGAACGCGATATGATTGTTGAACGTACAATGGCTGGAAAATCCTATGCAAAAGAACATAATCCGGAGTTTAAAGAAGGGCGGCCGCGAAAAGATGTGGTTTACGAATTAGCTGAAGGAGAAAGCATTTCCGCAGCTTGCAGGCGTTTGGGGATCAGCCGCACTCAATGGTATCGAATTATGAAAAAAGCAGGATAAACTCACCCAGTTTGAACCACATATAGAATTGTGGTATAATATAACACAATATATAGTGTCATGAGGTGATACGCTGACTTACATAGAAACGCTGTCCACAATCAAAAATGCAATTGAAAAGGAACCGGATCAGCTTCAGGCATACCGGGATTATTTTGATTTAACCAGGGCTCTCTATGAACAGGACAAGACAGCAAAAAATGAGTGTTTATGGCTGCGGAAAGTAACCGCCCAAAAAATCCGCGAGGGCAAAAAAGGCGTTTCAGAATTTTTCGAACTGAACAAAAAGACCTATCTTCTTTTAGCTCCTGATGATTTTGACAGCTATCTCATTTATCTGGAGTGGAACCGGAAGCCGGAGGAGCGGTTCTACCTCCCCCGCCGCCGGATTATGAGGCGGGTCGCCAATGCGCTCCAACAGCTGGTGGACGATAAACTGGACGAGCTGTTTTTGTCAATGCCTCCCAGAGTGGGAAAAACGAGTATGCTGATGTTTTTCATGACCTGGCTGGTGGGACGGGATTCTGAACGCTCCAACTTGTATTCCGCCTATTCAGATGTAATTACATCCGCGTTTTACAGCGGTTGTTTAGAGGTCATCAATGACCCGGTCACGTATTTATGGCACGACGTATTTCCGGCGGCAAAAATCGCGAGCACCAACAGTAAAGACGAAACCTTTAATTTAGACCGGAAAAAGAGATATCCCTCCCTCACCTGCCGTTCCCTGTACGGAACGCTGAACGGAGCCTGCGACTGCAATGGAATTCTGGTATCGGACGACCTGATCGGCGGCATTGAGGAGGCTTTAAACAAAGACCGGCTTATCGCCGCCTGGAGCAAGGTGGACAACAATCTCCTGCCCAGAGCGAAGGAAACCGCCAAGGTTCTTTGGTGCGGCACCCGGTGGTCCATGATTGACCCGGCCGGCGTTCGCATGGACCTGCTTCAAAACGATACAAAATTCAAAAGCCGGAGATACGAGATCATCAACCTTCCCGCGTTAGACGAAAACGAGCACAGTAATTTCAGCTACGATTACGGAGTTGGGTTTTCAGACGATTACTATTACCAGCGGAGAGCCTCTTTCGAAAGGAATAACGATATGGCTTCCTGGCTGGCGCAGTATATGGGCGAGCCAATCGAGCGGGCGGGTGCGCTGTTCGAACCCCAGGATATGCGATATTACAACGGGACGCTTCCGGAGGAGACCCCTATCCGCGTCTTTATGGCCGTAGACCCAGCGTTCGGAGGTGGAGATTTTACCAGTGCCCCGGTCTGCTTCCAATATGCAGATGGAAGTGTTTATGTAGCTGATGTGGTTTTTAATAACGGAGAGAAAAACATTACCCAGCCGCTGATCGTGAGCAAAATCCGGGAACACGGCGTTCAGGCCGCCCAGTTTGAGGTTAATAAAAGCACAGCCAGCTATAAGGAAGGCGTGGAATCCCTATTGAAACAGGAGGGATACCGCCTTAATATCACCAGCAGGGCGGCACCGAACAACGTGGCGAAGGAGGTTCGGATTTTCGATAAGGCCCCGGAGATCAGGGAGTTTTATTTTTTGGAGGACGGAAAACGCTCTAAGGAGTACACAAAGTTCATGCAGAACGTTTTCAGCTTTAAAATGACGGGAAAAAACAAGCATGATGACAGTGTGGACAGCCTGGCAATGGCGGTGGATATGATTCAAAGCGTAAGTGCAAAGATCAGTGTGCTGAAAAGGCCGTTTTAACACAATATATTGGTGAGTTGATTGACAAAACACCATATATTTGGTATAATAAGATTAAGAATAAGCATTTACATTCTCAGCATTTTTAATTTTCCCCACTGTCCGGACAGTCGCTAATCATTTCTGTCCGGATTGATTTCGCGGAGTAGAGCAGATGGGCAGCTCGGCGGTCTCAGTAGCCGCAGATCGTTGGTTCGAATCCAACCTCCGCAACCAGAAGCGCGAGGTGAAGCCGCTGATAAGAGAACTTACTCAGCAGAATATTGCAGCAATACAGAAAATTATCAACAAAGGTTCTGTTGCGGAAGTTAAAGTGGAAAAAGGCTTCATTGTTGTTATTGAAATCAATAGAAAAAAAGTGAATTAACGCGCCGTCGCAATGGTGACGGAACAGCGGGCCATAGGGTCGCAGACAGATTGTATTCTGTTTGCGGCCCTTTTTGTTTGCGGAGAGAAGGTGAAAACTGGATTTATTTGGACGCAGGAAGATTTATACCACCATTACGGACATTAATAGCGAGAATCTGATCTATGTTTTAAACGATGTGCTTTCCGTCCATGTAGAAAACATGATGGAAATGGATTATCTGTATTGGTACCGCCGGGGAGACCAGCCAGTTTTAAGCAGAACTAAAACGGTAAGGCCGGAAATCAACAATAAGGTCGTGGAGAACCACGCTTCCGAGATCGTGGCGTTCAAAAACGGGTACTTCCTGACCCAGCCGGCCTTTTACATCAGCCGGAAAGAGAACCAGAGCGTCACGGAAAAGGTAAAGCGGCTAAACGAGTATTTGTATTTGAGCGGAAAACAGCAGGCTGACAATCTGGTAACGGATTGGTTCCATACTGTAGGCGTGGGGATCATTTACGTTACCCCATACAAGGATCCGGAATGCCCTATCCGGGCTTACGCCCTGGACCCCCGTTCCTCTTTTGTGGTCTACAGCCGGAACCCGGGAAACGAGCCTGTCATGGGAGTAAACGTCGTAATTTCCACCGGGGAAACGCCGCGGGTTATTTTCGACGTTTTTACCAGGGAAAAATATTTCCGTGTTTCCGGCGGCGTGACCGGAGAAGTCGTAACCGGTACACCTATTGTCGGCACAGCCATTGAAGTTCTTTCGGAGGCTGACAACGTGCTTCATGAAATCCCCATTATTGAATATCAGTACGAAAACAACAGAATGGGTTCCTTTGAAGCCGTTATTCCCCTGCTGGACGAGATCAATAATATCCAGTCGAACCGCGTGGACGGCATTGAGCAGTTTGTGCAGTCGCTGATGATTTTCTATAACTGCCAGCTGGGAGAGGACGAAAACGGAAACCAGGTCACCCCGGCGTATATCCGCCAGGCAGGAGCGGTTTTCCTGAAATCAGTCGGCCAGGACAAGGCGGATTTAAAAATTTTAAGCGAACAACTGGACCAGACCCAGACCCAGGTGCTGGTGGACAACATGTACCAGCAGATTTTGACTATCTGCGGTATGCCATCTACCTTAAAGGGCGGCTCCTCCACCAGCGACACGGGGCAGGCGGTATTTTTACGGGACGGCTGGGAACAAGCAAACACCTACGCGAGAAATACCGGAGATTTATTCCGGGTATCCAACCGGCTGTTTGACAGAATATTTATCAATATTCTGAACCGAAAAACCGATTTGAATATTAACCTTTCGGATTTCGAGCTTCAGTTTGTGAGAAATGAAACGGCCAACGTTCTTGTCAAAACACAGGCGGCTATGAATCTGAAGGAACTGGGCTTCAGCCCTGAACTGGCGTTTGCGAAATCTGGGGTTTCCAACGATCCAGTGGCGGACGTGGCGAATTCGGAGAAATACATCAAAGCTAAATGGGGCTCGCAGGACAACACAAAGGTTATTGACGAATCCCGCACCGAAGAGGTTGGGATCGTTTAATTGGTAGAGAAACCAAAAATCCCAAGCTGGCGGAGATGCCAGGATAATCAAGCCCATCACAGTGCAGAGAAGCACTCAAAAAAACCCGAAAGGAGTACAACGATGAAAATTCTAACTGACAAAATCAAGGGGTTCGCTGAAATGAGCGACGCGGACAAAGTTGCCGCACTTCTGAGCTTGGATCTACCAGATCCGGTAGATATGTCCCAGTTTGTGGAAAAGAAAGTTTTCGACGCAAAAGCGACAGAGGCATCGAACTTATCTAAACAGCTGAAATCCAAAATGAGCGACGAGGAAGCGAAGGCCACCAAGGAGGCGGAGGAGCGTGCGGAGATGGAAAAGGAGCTGGCCTCTCTCAGGAAAGAAAAAGCCATCGGAACCTACAAAGCCGCTTATCTGGAATTGGGCTACGACGCGGAAGCAGCAGCGGAAAACGCAGAAGCTCTGCACTCCGGAGATTTTGCGAAAGTATTTTCCAATCAGAAGAAATTTATTGAAGCGCAGAAAAAGGCCGCGGCGGCCGGCGCGCTTGACAAGCAGCCCGGGCTTTCCAGCGGGAACCCAATGAACAGCGAAAATGTGGAATCAAGCCCAGTCAACGCGTTCCGGAAGGGCGCGGGAATCTAGTTGAAAACATATTGAAATCGAAAGGAGAAACTTACTGCCTTATAACAATCAAATCGAGCTTGCGAAAAGCTATGTGCCAATTCTTGACGAGGTATACAAAGCAAGCTCCAAAACCTCTATTTTAGATACCGCGAATGAGCGGGTCCGGTTTATCGGCTCTGACACCGTAAACCTTTACACCATGAGCCTGGACGGCTTGGGAAATTACTCCAGAAACGCCGGCTTTGTGACCGGTTCCGTCACCGGAGGCTGGGAGCCCTATAAGCTGACACAGGACCGGGGGCGTTCCTTCATGGTGGACGTCATGGACAACGACGAAACAATGGGCATGGCCTTCGGCACCCTTGCCGGGGAATTTATCCGCACCCAGGTAACGCCGGAAATCGACGCTTACCGGTTCGCCAAGTACGCCGGTACCTCCGGCATCAGCTCCGGCACGCCGGCAGATATCACTGTTGGCACCACCGACGTTCCCACCCTGATTCAGGAGGCGGAAACCATAATGGGTGACGATGAGGTTCCTGAGGAGGGCCGTATCCTGTTTATCTCCGAAACCGCTTACGCCGGCCTGAAGGACAAGATTACCCGGTATGTGCAGAACGGAGAGCGGGGCATCGAAACCGCCATTGACTATTACGACGGTATGCGGGTGATTAAAGTGCCGAAGGGCAGATTCAACACTGGAATCACCCTGAACGACGGCCTTTCCGCCGGCGAAACCAAAGGCGGATTTACCGTGCCTGCCAGCACCTCTTACCCGATCAACTTTATGATTATCCACCCGTCCGCGGTGGTTCAGATCGCCAAGCATGTAGTACCCAGAATTTTCAGCCCTGAGGTTAACCAGAGCGCCGACGCCTGGAAATTCGATTACCGGATTTACCATGACGCATTTGTGGAAAACAACAAGGTGGCCGGAATCTATCTGCACAGAGCGGCCACGGCCAACGCTTAATGGAGGTGATATTAATGGCGGAAGAAAGAACCTTTGCTTTTACTAACGGCGATATTTTAGTGGAGAATGTCCCCTACGCGGCGGGAGAAGCGCCCACCGCCGCCGAATTCAAAGCACTGATAGACGCCTTTATCAAAGCTGGTATCATGGCGCCTGCGTCCGGAGGCTAACGCTATGGCGCTGTTTATTGGTTTAATTGTGAAAAATCAGCCCGTGAAGGTGCCTGAGAAGTCACAGGAACAGCCTGTGAAGCGAACCGGCGGCAGAAAGACGCGGCAGTAAGGAGGAAAGCGGCATGGGAAATTTAGAAAGGTTAAAAAGCAGGACGGGAGAAGCCGATGAGGCACTGCTGAACGATCTTTTGGAAAGCGCGAAAGCGGTGATCCTTTCCCGCCGCTATCCTTTTGGGAACGGAACCGAGGCCTTGGAAGCCAAATACGATGACTTACAGCTTAGAATCTCCATCGACCTATATGCCAAGCTGGGCGGTGAGGGAGAAATCAGCCACTCGGAAAACGGAATCAGCCGAACCTGGGCGGCGGCTAACATTTCCCCGGACTGGCTTTCTGAAATCGTTCCTTTCGTGGGGGTGTTTTAAATGCGTGACCTGCGCCGCAACCTTTCCACGGTATATTACAAGCTGTATGCGGGGCAGACGGAAATTATTGATTCCAACGGCTACCGGACCGGTTCTCCCTCTCCCAAATACGGAGAGCTTCAGTCCGCCAGGCTGTGCGTATCGTCCAACAAGGGCTCGTCTGAATCTGAGCTTTTCGGATCCCTGGAGGACTACGACCGGACCATGACCACAGCGGATACCACCTGTCCTATCGACGAAAACACCGTTTTATGGCTGGACGGCGCTTCCACGGACGAGGCCCACAATTACATTGTGAAAAAGCGTGCGCCGTGGAAAAACAGTGTAGCCTACGCGGTAAAGAAGGTGACGGTCCGTGCCTAGAAAAACCATTTCTATGTCCCTGGGCGGTTCTTCCATTCGCGCGGCGCTGAAGGAGCTTGCCTCCTATCAGGCATGGGTACGGCAAAAAACCAGCGAACTGATGGAACGGCTTGCCTCCATCGGCGCCTATGAAGCCACTGTCCGCTTTTCCCGCGCCCAGTACGACGGCGAAAAACAAGCCGAGGTCAGCGTGGAGCCGATCAAAAACGGCTGGAAGATCGCCGCCTCCGGAGGCTCCGTGTTCTTCATCGAATTTGGCGCAGGCGTTTATTTTAACGGGCCGGAGCCCTATCCGGAACCCCGGCCGGATGGCGTTGCCAAGATCGGAGAATATGGACAGGGCAAGGGAAAGCAAAATACCTGGGGTTATTACGACGATGGAGGCAATTTGATTTTAACTCACGGCACTCCGGCGGCGATGCCTATGTATCACGCAGAGCGCACGATGGAACAGGAGATTAAACGGATCGCAAGGGAGGTATTCAGGTGATAGACGCAGAAAGCGCGATTTTTGACAAGGTGGCTTCTCGTTTCTCCCAAAGCTATCCCGGCGGCTCCTGCTACAGTGAGCTTGTGGATACGCCGGCAAATTTCCCGTGCCTGGTGCTTATTGAAGAGGATAACTCCACTTATGAAGGCTCTCTGGACGCTTCTCACAGAGAGCACAACGCGACCCTGCTGTATAGCGTTAATATCTATTCCAATAAGATCAGCGGCGCCAAGCGGGAATGTAAGGCGATCATGGAGCTGGTCGATACAGAAATGCAAAATCTTGGATTTATCAGAATTTTCTGCAATCAAATGAAAAACGCGGATATCAGAATTTACCGCGTCGCCGCCAGATACCGCGGCGTAATCAGTGAAGATTATAGGATTTACAGGAGGTAATTTACTGGCGATTGATTTATCTACCGCGGGCGTAACCCTGCAATATGCGGTTGAAAGCACTTCCGGCACCATGCCGACTACTGGTTTTACAGCCGTTCCCGGCATCAAAGCGATTCCAGACCTAAACCCGGAGCCTTCCAGCCTGGAAACCACCACTCTGGAGGCTTTGGAGTGGAAAACCTATATCCCTGGCCTAAAGGACCCCGGCGGCGCGCTGGCCTTTACCGCCAACAACACGGAGGAATTCCAAACCGCTTGGGAAGCGTTGATTGAAGCTGCGGAAACCGCGAAAGAAACCGATAAGGCCACCTGGTTCGCTATTGTGATCCCTGGGCTTACCAAAGCGTTCTATTTCGCAGGAAACCCCTCTCCCCTTGGCCTTTCCGCAATTGAGGTGGACGCTGTGCTGGAAATCGAGCCTTACATCACCCCCAGCGAGATCAAAGGCTGGAGCGCCAAGCCTACCGCCGGTGGCGGCTAATTAATTGGAGGTTATTTGAAATGGCTAAAAACGAAAACAAGGTACTGCCCATGAAGATCACCGACCCGGACACCGGAGAGGTATATGTTCTGGAATTTTCCCGTGAAAGCGTACGGTTTGCGGAACAGCGGGGATTTAAAATCTCAGAACTACTTGATTTTCCCCAGACCAATATTCCTAATTTGTTTTTCTATGCTTTCCGCAAAAACCATAAAAACGTAGCCAGAGACAAAACGGACAAATTTCTGGACGAATTAGGCGGGCTTTCCAGCGCTGAGATTACCCGGCTGGTGGAGCTTTACAACCAGCCAAATGAATCTTTGATTCTCGCGGAGGAAAGTGGAAGAAAAAACTGCCGTCTGACGGTGGAACTGTAAAAGCGTACACCGTCGGAGATTACACAAAAGGCTTTAACCGGGTTTTTCCTTATTATTTAGCCATCGGTATGACCGCCGGCCAGTTTTGGGACGAGGACCCCTGGCTGGCGGAAGCCTACCGGGAAGCGGCGGAATACCAGGCCCAGCGGAAAAGCTGGGAAATGTGGCTTCAGGGCGTTTACTTCTTTAACGCTGTTTCCACAGCTTTGGGCAACGCTTTCCGAAAAAAAGGCGCAAAACCGGTGAATTATATGGAGCAGCCGATCCGGATTCTGCCTTTATCCGAGGAAGAAAAAGAAGCGAAAGCGGAACAGGAAAGGCAAAAAACCATCGCCTTTCTGAACCGATTCACCAAAAAATGGGAGGAAACACACTGAGCGTTGAACTGGATACCCTGGAACTAAAAGTACAATCAAACGCAGATCAAGCAGCGCTTAAAGTTGATAAGCTTACCTCCGCTTTAAACAATTTAAAAGGCATCACCAAGGGCGGCGTTGGGCTTACGACGGTTGCGAACCAATTGAGTAAGCTGAACGGCGCTCTTTCTGGTTTGAATATCAACAGCAAAAAGATAACGGAATTAAAATCCGCTTTATCCGGCCTGTCCGATGTGCAGAAATCCACCGGGCTTACCTCAACCATAAACGCCCTGAAAAAGCTCCCGCAGATCAGCAAAGAACTGTCTGCCACGGATTTAAGCAAATTCGCCGGTCAAATGACCCAGGTCGCCAACGCTGTGCGTCCTTTGGCCTCCGAAATGGAAAAGGTATCCGCCGGCTTCAAGGCTTTCCCTATCCGTATTCAAAAGCTGATTTCCAGCAATGCGGGGCTGGCGGCGTCGAATAAAACGACTGGAAAATCCTTTGGTTTTTTCGGAACCGGAATTTCCAGCGCAATTACAAAAATCGGTGTATGGTATTTAGCGTTACGGAAAATTGCTTCTGTTATGGCAGAATGGATCAATGAGAGTAATTCTTATATCGAAAACATGAATCTGTTTACTGTCGCTATGGGAGAAGCCGCACAGGGCGCTTACGATTATGCCGTTCAGGTAAATAAAGTCCTTGGAATAGATACTTCAGAGTGGATTCGAAACCAAGGTGCCTTTAAGCAAATCACCTCCGGATTTGGTATCGCTGAAAATGATGCGAATCAAATGTCTAAGGTTTTAACTCAACTTGGGTATGATATTTCATCGTTTTTCAATATTAGCATTGAAGACGCTATGCAAAAAGTACAATCCGGTATTTCCGGAGAACTGGAGCCTCTACGCCGCTTGGGTTACGCATTGGATCAAGCGACCTTGCAGCAGGTAGCCTACAACCACGGAATTGATCAATCTATCAATACCATGACTCAGGCAGAAAAGTCTTATCTGAGATTCATCGCTATTTATGATCAAAGTAAAAATGTGATGGGAGACCTTGCTAGAACAGTACAAACCCCAGCTAATGCTATACGCATTTTGAATCAGCAGATCACACAATTAAAGAGAGCTCTAGGAAATTTGCTTTTACCAATTCTTCAGCAGATCATTCCCTGGATTCAGGCGTTTGTGGTAATTTTAACTGACGCTATTCAGGCGCTAGCAAACTTTTTCGGATTTGAATTGCCTACTATTGATTATAGCGGTATGGACAATATTGCTGTTAGTGCCGGAGGAGCGGCAGATGCTGTAGAAGACACTGCCAACGCATTGGGAGAGGCTGCCGGCGAAGCCAAAAAGCTTAAGGATTATACTCTGGGATTCGATGAACTGAATATTATCAAGCCGGATATTAATACAGGAAATGATCATGATGGGGGAAGCACTGCCGGTATTGGGGGAATTGACTCAGGACTCGATCTATCTGACTATGACTATGATTTCTTAGGCGATGCCAAATCAAACGTGGATAGCATTATTGGTGGAATTCGTGCTTGGGCCGGAGAAATGAAAGAAAAACTGGCCCCGCAGTTGAAATATGCAGACGATGTATTTAAACGAATTGGTGATTTTTTTAGAAATAGCCAATGGGGTAGCTTTGGAGGTTTTTTACAGTCGACGTTTTCTTATATCGGAGAATTTGCCGCAAAGTTTGGCTTATTGAATTTAGGAGATTTTTCCACCATGTTTTTAGGGCTGGTTGAATTTTTCTCCGGTCTATCAAAATGGAACACGGAAGATATGGTCAACGGCATAAAAGATTTTACGCTGGGAGTGATGTCTCTCCCGTTTGACACCCTATTCTTATTTATTGATGGAATTGGGCAATTGTTTGGGCAGGACTGGGGTATTTTAGATTGGTTCCAAGGGGTAAAGCAAAGTATTTTAGATTTGAACCTTGGACAGTGGGCAGCTGATGCCAAGGAAAAAACAATTGCAGTATGGGAGGAAATCGTTACTTATTTTCAAGAACATTTTCAAGCAATCGGAGATTTTTTCAAGGGATTGTGGGAAAGTGTTTCGGGATTTTTTACACAGCTATGGACAGATATTCAAAATGTTTGGAGTACCGTTAGTAATTGGTTTAACACAAATATAATTCAACCAATTGTGTCAGGTTTTGAAGGACTGAAGACTAGAATTTCCCAGCTTTTTGAAGGCTTATGGTTGATTATACAAGCGGTCTGGGTCACCGTCAGCGATTGGTTTAATACGAACGTCATTGAACCAATTGTAGGATTTTTTAGTGGGCTATGGGAAAAAGTATCCGGATTTTTTACACAATTATGGGAAGACATTCAAAGTGTTTGGAATCCGGTAAGCGAGTGGTTTAATAGCAATGTAGTCCAACCGGTAACAAACTTTTTCAAAGGAGTGTGGACAAATGTTTCCGGCTTCTTTACAAACCTGTGGACTGACATTCAGGGAGTATGGAATAACGCTAGTCAATGGTTTGACAAGAATGTAATTCAGCCGGTCACAGGTTCCTTTGATACTGTTACGTCAAGTATCTCCGGCGCTTTTTCTTCCGCATGGTTAGCTGTTAGACAAGGTGCCGCCAATGCAATGAACGGCGTTATCAGCGGAATTGAATCAGCAATAAATTGGATTGTTGATGGTATAAATGGACTGCTGGGCGGATTTAATAATGTCGCTAGTTGGGCTGGAAACGTATTAGGAAAAAACTGGGGAGGAGTTACTTTATTAAATAGAGTATACTTGGGAAGAGTGCCTGTTCCTCAGTATGAATTTGGCGGCTTCCCCACTCCCGGCCAGTTGTTTGTAGCAAACGAGCCGGGCAACCCGGAAATGATCGGTTCTATCGGCGGCAGGACGGCGGTAGCCAATAACGAACAAATTACAGAAGCCATCGCCGCGGCCGTGTACAACGCTGTAGTTTCCGCCCAGGCCCAGCAAGCGGACAGGCCGATCCAGATCAATGAGACGATTAATCTTGACGGACGCGCGGTATACCGGAACCAGCGGCAGGTAGAACAGGCCCAGGGCTACCGCATGACCACCAGCACAATTCCAGTTTGACACTCCCCACGGATAAATCCGGGGGATTCTCGGTTCAGCGAGTATCGCGCCGTGGTTGCGTCTTACGCACTCTCCCCGAGCGTATAGGTTCGGGCGTGTCCCGCCCTACCATATGTATTGCCTACGCCAAAAGGCGCAGCCCTTCATTCAAGATATTCTTTGCTGCGTTCGTATCCCTGTCGTGGACAGTGCCGCAAGAGGGACAATTCCACTCCCGGACAGAGAGGTCTTTCGTCCCTGGCCACTGAGCGCCGCAAGCAGAGCAGAGTTGGCTGGACGGGTAGAAACGGTCAATCGTGACCACCTGTTTCCCGTACCACCCTGCCTTGTATTCCAACTGCCTGCGAAACTCTCCCCATGAAGCGTCGGAGATTGACCGGGCCAGCCTGTGATTTCGCACCATATTCTTGGGGGCCAAGTCCTCTATGGCTATGAAGTCATAGTCCCGCACAAGCTGAGAGGACAGTTTGTGAAGCATATCCTGCCGCTGGTTGGAAATGCGTTCATGGAGTCTTGCCACCTGAAGCCGGGCTTTTTCTCTGCGCTTGCTCCCCTTTGTTTTTCGGGAGAGCTGACGCTGGAGACGGGCAAGTTTTTCCTGGCTCTTGGTTAGGAACTTGTGGTTTGGATATTCCACCCCATCGGAGCTAACAGCAAACGACTTCAAGCCCATGTCAAGACCAACTGCCACCCCGGTAGAGAGCAAAGGCTCTATCTCTACATCGGTGCAGCACAGGGCAACAAAGTATTTCCCACTGGGATTGCGGGAGACTGTTGCGGATAGGATACGACCTTTAACCTCTTTAGAGACACGACACTTTACAAGACCGAGTTTCGGGAGCTGTACGGCCTTGTCCAGAACTTTGATATTTGTCCCCACGCATTTGCTTTTGTAGCTCTGCCGGTGGTCGTGCTTACTCTTGAACCGGGGGTAACCGGGTTTCTCCCCCCGCTTCACTCGCCGAAAGAAATTCTGGTAGGCTGCGTCCAGGTCTCGCAAAGAGGATTGCAGGGCAGTCGCATCCACTTCTCGCAGCCACTCCAGAGTCTTTTTGAGTTGGGTCACATCACCGGCGCAGTCATAGTAGTTGAATGTTCGCCCATCTCGTTCATAGACTTCTTTTCGTATGGCGAGATAGTGGTTGAACACGAACCGACAACAGCCGAGTGTGCGTAAGATCTGATTTTCTTGTGTCCGGTTTGGGTACAGCCGGAATTTGTACGAATATTCCACATACATCACCGTCCTGATTGTACCACGTTGCTTGCATCGGTGCAATCTTTACGGGAGAACAAGGTGTGGCTTATATCCCCATGCCTGAAGGCAGGGGTATTACGCCACGTGTGATAAGGAGGGATAAACTGGCTTGGATTGAAACAGACGGGGGAATCGCTCTCCCCGCCCCAGCATTAAACAGCGGAAAAGTAAGCATCTCCACCTTAGTTGACGGAGGCCGAAACCAAAATGGCAACTTTATCGGTCAGGTAATCGGCAACGACAAATTAAAAATTGAAATGAAATTTCCTGTTCTCTATCCGCAGGAAATGATGAATTTTCTGAAGCTCTTTGACCGGTCCCAGGGTGGCTCGTTCGTGAACCGTTTTCGGGTATTTGATCCCCGGATTAACAACTATACCTATTTAACCATGTACGTTGGCGACCGTTCCGGAATCCCGTATATGGTAAACCCGCAGACGCTGCGGCCCTCCTTTTGGAAGGACGTAACCGCCAATTTGATTCAGGTTTAAAGGCGGTGGGCGTATGAAATATGTTTCTCCAGAATATCAAAAAGCGATTCAGCTCCACCGCACCCAGGGAATCCGGAATCAAATGCACGCGAAGATAAACTTCGGTGTTCTCGATCAATACGCGTTTGGCGACGCGGCGTTCACGGTTTCCCCGGGGGTATCCTTTTCCGATCCCTCGGGAATCCAAACCGGCGTGAACAATATAACAGAAAGCTATGCCTCCTGGGAGCAGAACTTTTGGCAGCTCACCGGAAAACAGAGGTTTCTAAATGATGCCAATCCTTATGACACCGGATATATCAGCAGCGCGGTTTCCAACGGCGCGGGAATATTCCTTTCTAATCCATATATTGACGTATCTTTTTCTACTCCCCACAGCATGGTTGGCATTACGTTACAGTTTGACACAGTGACCGGAACCGCTCCAATTGATTTTACCATTACGGCCTACGAGAACGGCGCTGTTAAAAACACCTGGTCTGTCACTGGCAACACTGATGTGGTCTATCAGGGAGAGCTCGGAATCGAAGACGCAGACCGAATCAGGATCGAATTTATTAAGGCGAGGCCGTACAACAGAATACGGGTCAGCAGTATGCTGTTTGGAATCGCCTATTCCTTCTCCGACGAGGATATTATCTCCATTACCCATAACCGGGCCGCAAGCCCTGTCAGCACAGAACTGCCTGCGGAATCCCTGTCTTTCACGCTGTTTAATGAGGACGGCAGGTACAACATTGATTCTTCGTTCAGTTTAATTACGTTTCTGCAAAAAGAACAGCTTGTTACAATCCAGTATGGGTATGACGTGGACGGATCGGGAAACATCGAATGGCTGTCACCTTCTACCTATTGGCTGCAAAGCTGGCAGACGGACGGTGTAAACGCCACGTTTACCTGCAAGGATATTTTTAACAAGCTGAACTCTACTACTTACAAAAAGGGTGTGATGGATAGTAAAACACATTCCCTTCGTGACTTGGCGATTGATACATTTTCCGATGCGGGAATTACTGATTACTGGGCTGATGATTGGGGATTGCAAAATTCAAGTTCATATCTTCCTTTGCAATACGATTCACACGCTTCCAACCTTCAGCTGATCGCGAATCTTGGCAGATCGTCTTTGGAGCAAAGCCCGGAAGGAGGAGTTATTTTCCGGTATCGGGAACAGATAGAACCCTCTGCAATGGGAGTGTTCACTTTTGGAGCACCACAGGTTCCGTATTCCTATTATGTTTCCGGAAAGGTCAAGCAGGGAGGCGTTTTTGATACCACAGAAGCACCGGATTACGCCACCTTTGAGGAGGATTTCTTCAGGCTCGACGGCAGCATGAGGTTTTTGCCTCAGAGCGGGTCTTATGTCAATTCTGGTTATGTATCAGATGTTTTTCCTGACCACAACGGAAACTATCCGGAAAATCCAACGGATACAGCGCCGGTAATCCAGCTTGATTTTACCCGAAACATTACATTCGGGAAACTGGAAATCGATATTGGTGAAAGCTCCGGCATCGATCAATTTTATATTGTAGCACGCCGGGACACAACACCACAGGGCGGCACCACCCAATTAACAACGGTCATGCAAAAATATACTTCCGGCACATGGGAAAACGGAAAACTGTATTTTAAAGAAAATTTTGACAGGGTCGTTCGATTGTTTATTTATTGTGTAAAGAATCCCAAAAACCAGCGTGGACGAATAAAACGGGTTAAAGTTCATTATCCAATGAATTTTGAATTAACCTCGGAGGATACCATCGGAAACCCGAAAGGGGAGCTTCTGGAAAAATGCGGCAAGGTTATTTATGATTCTCTCAATTGTATCGTTTGGTCGGGAACGCCAACCGAACCTGTTCAAACCGTTTCGGTTTCCCCAAATGTTCTAACAGAACTGAAAAACAGCGATATCTATTATTCCCAGAGATTTGAATGTGACGACCCCAATGTCGTGATTGTGGAAGAAGATCATTACGCATACTGCTCATTTATCAAAATCACGGGAACTGACAGCCCGGCGAAAATTAAATGGTACGCGTATACATTCGCGAGCTCTTATAACGTACCATATGAATCTGAAATTGGTGACTTAGGTGAAGCAACTGAGTTCAGCAACCCTATTTCTTCTGACAATACCGCTAGACAAAACACAGCGGACTGGATGGCGGATTATCTTTCCAAGCGAAGACAGTACACGGTAGAAACGCTGGGGTATCCTGAAGTAGACCCGGGGGATTTAATTCTTTATAACGGCAAGGAAGCCACAGTAGTAGAAGCGAACATCAATTTCAACCAGGGCGCGATGCGGGAAACCTTTATTCTGAGAGGGGAGGAAAAATTGAATGGCGTGGCAAACACCTAAGACGGATTGGAAGATACAGCCTGCTGACGAAAACGGAAGATATAACGGGGATTGGTTCAATATCGCCGATTACAACCGGATTACCGGAAATATTGAAGTGCTATATGCTCTGGCTCAGGAATTGTATCCCGGCTTTTCCATTGTAAACATGCCGGATCAAACGGTATCCGATTTCCCTTATGCTTCCATTATCAACAATATCGAAAACAACCTGGATTCGATTGTAAACAGCACCTGGAAGCCGCCCGGTTATCCGGGGAAAAAGACCTGGTACGCCAACGGGTCTACGCCTACCGTAGACGACCTAAACCGGATAGAGGGCATTCTATTAACCTTATACAGTACGTTTCAGAGGCAGAAGGCCGTCCGTCCCAAGCTATCATTTGAACTGAAAGGAAGCGAGTTTTAATGGCGACAAATTTAAAAACAGATTATAAGGATTATATCCCGCCGGAGAGCGGAAAGCGGTACATTATCACCACGGATTCCCAGGGCTACAGCACGATTCAGGACGCTACGGAGTATACCCAGGAAGGGGATACCTTTGGAGCTAATGATATTAATACCACCAACAATACGATTAATAATCTAACCGCCTCTGATGTGGGGGCCTTACCAATTACCGGCGGAGAAATGCAGGGAGCATTAAAGCTGAAGGCCAATCAGTACGGCGGCAGCGGACCAGCGGACGAAAAATACGCATTAGAC